ACCAGCGGAGTCGTTGCAAACGTGCCAGATACGGTGACCTTAGGACCACTGACACTGGTTACTGTCTTGGTGACCACGGTGCCGTCACTCAAGGTCACCAGGACCTGCGGCGACCCTGTAGTAGGAAGGTCTGTTGCCGCAACTTCGTCAACCACGATGTAGTTACTGCCTGCAGCAGTGATCCGGCCGCCGCGCCGCACACCAGAACGCAAAGGATCAGAAATCGAAACAATCATTCCTGGGCGAACCGCTATCCCTGCGTCCATAGGGGTCTTGAACGTAACTGTTTCAGTCTCGTTCTGCTCGGTGTACAGCAGCCATTCGCCCACCCTATGGGCTTGGCTGCGGCTGGTACAGGCAAAAGCTGTCACGTCTGCCGTAATTACGCCAAACCTTGCGATCCCATTGGGATCCTCCACGGCTTCGTAAGCTACTTCCTGAGCCTCGGTGTCTAGATAGCCCACTACCGCAACGGTGTGACGTGTCTTCAAACTACTGCCGGTGTACTGAAAACCTTCTTCGGTGACATTGGCTTGATTAAACAAATAGACCGGATCGCTGGGACGATCCTGCGTGACAGTAAGAGAGCCAGCGCTCCAGTACGGCATGGCTCGAAACACCGAACTCATGTCATTGATCAGTTTGTAGGCTTCCGTCGAATTCTGGATAGAAACATTGCAGGAAAACCGTGGCTCAGTCCCGCCGTTGCCATTTGAGACCAGCTCGTTGCAGTAGACGCTGGCCTGATAAAAGCTGAACTTATCCAAGTCACGGGCGGCTAAGTTAAAGCCGTAGCGGCAATTTGTAAGCAGGTCCCATAAACACCAAGCCGGGTCAGAACACCAAATGGCGGCTTGGAAGGTGCCGTCCCACGTCCCCGAGTAGGACAGGCTGCCGTTTGCGCCGGTGACGGTGGCGTTAGTCGGGATCCTTATTTTGAGCCCGCGCACTCGGTATGACCGGGCTGGGATGGCGCTGAAGTCTTTGGCGTTGACCTGCAGCCCGATCAAAGCGGAGTTGGGGTAGCGAAGTTTGGCGTCTGTGATCTCCGTGTAACTGCTCCAGCTGAATGCGTCCTGAATCCTGGAGTCAGTTGAGTCGGCCGTCACCCGCACCACCCGCACCTGAACGGGGAAGGCGCCTGTGAGGGTGATCACATTGCTGCGCTGATAGGCGTCTCCCGTGCGTCCGCTGACCGTATCGTCAACGGCAGTTTCAAACGCGCCGCCGTTGTAGGAGACCTGAATCTGGTAGTTGACGCTTGCACCAACAATGTCGCCCTTGTCGGTAAATTTTTGAAGAGCTGGAAAAACTAGAGTGACCCGGACGCGGTCTACATCTGCATCGGTGATAGAGCGGGTAATAGGTGCATCCGCCGTTACAGCGACATTGACGCTTCGCTCATTCTCGGCCGCGCTAAACCCCGAGATGTAAGCTTGGTTTTGAGTGCCCCACCGTGGCGTGACGATAATGTTCCTGAAGTTGTAGTCGGTTTCTTGCAGGCTGGTCGGATCGGCGGAAGCACGCAGAATAGGTGTGCGATCTAGGTAAATATCTTTAAGCATCGCCGTGTAATAGTTCGGCGTGTCTCGTAAGTAACTGCTGGCCGAGGGAAAGCCTTCGATTTCGCCCTCGCCCAAGAGATCGATAATGCGGGCATAGGCGGCGGAATTCAGTGAGTCCGCCTCAGTGGTCGGCGTGTAGCCGCCGCCACCCTTGCTCTTTTTGCCGCCAGCGCCGCTGATGGCGCCCAGGCCTAGGCCGGCATTGTGGACGCGGATTCCACCGGCGATGAAGGTATGGTGACCCTCGACGGTCAGGTTGTAGACCGTGCCCTGACACAGCGGATCGCGGCCCACAATCGGCCGCAGGTGAGTGTTTTCGTCCACCAGGCAATCGTCGTCACCTAGTGTGCCGATCTCGACAAAGGCGTTGAACTGGTTTAGGACCCAATGATTGGGTGTGGCGTCCAGGGCACTGCCGCCCCAAAGCCGATAGCGAACAACCTGCTCGTCTTCGTGAACATGGACCTTGACGATCTTGGCTTCGTGTAGCTCGCCTCGGTCGTCAAAACTTAGGACGGTGTCGCCCGGCTGCAATTCGTCAATTCGCCGCTGCCCGTTAGGCACCCGGACCAGCGTGTGGCCCAGGAAACATCCACCACCGCCTGCGCCAGCAATGCGAATCGTCATCAGATTGCCTCGACCGAAATGCCGGCGCTGATGGTGATACTGCCGATTACCGTCTCCCCGTAGATGATGGGAATTGGAAGCCCAGAACGGCTGGTGTTCTGGATCCCCGAAAAACTGTAACTCTCCATCTTGGGATCCTTTTCTCCCAAATTGGTGGCAGGTGTTGGAGTGAGGAGCTGTGCGACCCCGCCCAAGACGAGACTGGCGCCAATGCCTAAGACGATTGGGGCTAGGGCAATGCCAAACAGTGCCACGCCGGGGATAAGGAACGACGCTACGATCAGCAGCGCCCCTACGATAATCCGGCCCACCGCGCCACGACCGGCGATCACGGGCGTAATAGAAATAACCTCTCCTGATCCTACGGGGTCATGGAGATTCTCTTCGCCAAGAACATGCTTGCCGGCCCGCACCCGGTAATTTTGGTGCGCCATCAGGCTTTCAATGTGCGGAAAATTGGCGACCAAAAAGCGAACGGCTTCCGCAACGCTCTCCACGTCGGCTCGGAACACTCGCTGCCCTAGCTCTTGCGCCAACCTGCCGTAGACCTTGATCGTGCGCATCATCCGCCGGCTTGAAGCCTCTGCCAATCGTAATGCCTCAGCACCTTGCCGGTGCTCTTCTGAAGCCAGCCGCCGTAAATGTCGCGGGTGCTGAGGCGACTGCGGATGTGATGCAGCAGCAACCCATCACCGATGAAAACGCCTATGTGGTTGAGGTCCTGGCCGCCGCCAATCTGCATCAACACACTGTCCCCTCGCTTCAGGTCTTCATCTTCCGGCACAAGGCTGAACCCCGCTTCACGCCAGAGACCGTCAAACATGGGACGAGCCTCAAACTCCTCGGGCGTGGTGGGGCGCTGCCAGTCCGGCAGTGTTACACCGTTCTCGGTGTACCAGTCTCGAACCAGGGTCCAGCAATCGGTCACGGCCCACACCCATTCACGGCCAACAAGTGGCGCTTTGTAACCGCAAGGCTCCAGCTGCCCCCATGTTTCTAGATGAGGGTTACAGATCACCCACGTCAAGCCGGACCGTTCGCAAGCAACCCGGTCCGCCTCACTAGGGATCGCAGGAGTTACCGGATGGCTGTGAAATACTGCTGTAACCTCGCCCATTTCTTCGGCGACTGCGTAGCCTTCCGGGTCAAGGATAAACATGTCAAGCGGGTCGGCCGCCAAATTGCGGCAGGGCAGGTAGCGCTCCTTGCCCTTGACTACCACCACCAGGCCGCACGCCTCACGGGGAAGCTCCTGACGGGCGTGTTCCAGGGCTTGGGCCTTTGTGGAGTCTTGCATTAGAAGTTGTACTGGCCGATGCCTGGGAATGAGCCGAACGGCAGCTCGGCATTGATTCCGAATCTTGCCTCGCAACTTGTTAGCCGTTTTCCACACACGTCTTGGAATTCGGTTGTTGGGTTGTCGTTTTCGTCAAGGTAAGTAGTGCCTGTGTAGCCGCATTCGGCGGAGCGATATCGCCACTGGCAGATGTTGTTGATAGTTTGACGTTTTGGGGCCCGAACACCGGCGAGGTCAAGCACGCTGACCATTTCAAACTCGACCAAGTCCCTGGTTTCAGCAGATTTGCGGTCAATAAAGTAAACCTCTTCCGGGAGGGAAGCGGTGGGATCAGGGCTGCCAAACGGGTTCACGTCATCTTCAAAGTTCACCGCATCCAAGAAGCGTGCAAGGGTGCGAATGCGCACCACCCTGGCTCCTGCTAGGTCAGCGCTGTAGGCAAACTCGCTGATCTCCAACAGGACTGTCGTGATGGTCGCGTCTACGTTGGCAATGCGAATTTTGGGGCGGGGCATCGAACCGTTGCCGGTGTATTCAAAGCCCTCGGCCTCGACGGGCCAGGCGTAGTAGGTGTTACCGTCCCAGACGACGTGGCCTGTGACTTGCTTGGCATTGACGCCAGCATGGAAGCGGTAGACCTCGCAGACGCCGTGGATGCGGGTACAGGTCGTGACTTCGTACAGCTCAATAATTGAG